ATGCTTTCTTAAATCTCTGTACAGGTAATAGTGCAGCTACCATAAATTCGTCTGCATCTATTCTACGAAACTGAGACTTTGTTTGACCAGACAAATATTTGTGTATGGTTGGTTGAATTAGTTTTATATTTTTAAGTTTTCTATAATCAACATTTAATATTGTACTCTCATCAAATTGTGTATTATTAGAGAAATCTACCAATCTGTCTAACAACTTAAGCCTTAACGGGATTGGTAGATAATGAAAGTTAATTCCTAGAAATCCATCAGAGTATGCTTCTAACGGTAATACTAAAGGAAATGTATCGTAGTAAGGAAGAGTCTTCTTGAACTTAGGATCATAGAAGAACATATTCAACTT